CTGCTCTGGTCCTGAGTTCTGAAGGATGTCGCGGTGCTTTAGACGGAAAGGTGTGACGATTTCTGAAGCCCAGTCGTAAACGGCTGAACCCATGATGTCAGATGAAGATGCTGTAGAGTGTGTACCTGAAGCATCTGTGTATCCGGTAGCGCCGAGGTTAGCAGCGCGTAGTGGAATTACAAGTCCACGACCGGTGATTGATTTTGCGGTTGACTTGAAGAGTTCAAGAACAGGGTGTTCTTTGAGCACATTGTCTACAAGTTGCTTCTCGTACCGCTGAAGCGTTGTGGTAAAGGTTTGCACGAAAAATGCATCACCAAGAGCAGCCATTGGGTTTACCTCCTAAGGTAAGGGTAGTTGGCATCGGATTAGATTTGCCCAGACTCTCCGGCTACTACGAGCAAGATGTTAGTTGCTATTCGCTTCTTTCATCGCTGCTCGGATAACAGCATTCAAATCTGAGTTGTCCTGGACGGGGGCACCTTCGCCACCACCAGAACGGGAGACTACCGTAGTAGCCTTCTTTGCTTTAGCCTTCGCAACAGTCTTCTGCGCAAAAGCCTTTTGCTTCTGAGACTCCTCATACTTGAAAGCCTTATAAGCGGCCTTCAGGTTAGTGATGTCGTTCTCAGCGGCATAAGCAGCAAGTTCCTGACGGAACGCAGCACGCTGCTTTGTGTTGAAGTTCAGGTCTTCATTCTCGATGATGTCATCAATCTGAGCATCATACTCTGCGATAGCCTGTTGGATAGCAAGTTCCTGCTGAGCAGCAAGGTACTTCTGTTCCTGTGCTGACGCACCGCGCTCGTTTGAAGAACGCAACTGTGTCAGTTCCTTCTCTCGGGCCCACTCCTGCTGGATGTCCGGCGTAATTCCGAACATCTGGAGGAACTGGGAATCCAGAAGGTTGGCTGAAGCCAAGTCTTGAATAAGAAGAGCGACAGCCTGAGTCGGGTTCTGAGTATTCGAAGCGAAGTGGGAGAGGACCGTTACCGGATTCTCTGACCATGCCCCTTCAAGTTCCTCAAGAGCAGAGATTTGCTCCACGAACGCTTCGCGCTCTTGTGCAAACTCTTCGACCTGGGCCTTTAGCGCTTGCTTTTCGCGAGTGTAATCGGCCTGTCGTTGGTATCCGTTCTTTAGTTCATCGAGGGAAACCTCGAGAACCTTTCCGTCTACCTTTACGGTGTACTTCTCACCGGCGTCTTCTGAGTCCTCTTCCGCCTTTTCATCTTCAGCATCTTCCGACTCGTCTTCCACCTCCTCCACGGCCTCTTCCAAGACCTCGTCGGTGGTTTCTGTGTCGGTTTCTACCTCAACTGGTTCCTCTTCGAGGAATTCGTCTGCGGTCTGTGCTGTGGGTGCTTCCTGATTATCCGTGGTTTCCGGGTTCAGTTCCGAAGTCACTCCTGAAATAAGGTTTCTTAGTTCATCTGACATGTTATTGCTCCTAATCTAATCGAATGCCGCGGAGGATTGTCCACAAAGTGGGTTCCGAAGCGACTTGTTCGTGGGGGTAAAGGAAAATACCCCTCACTATAAGCCGTTGCTGGGGAGTTTTGTCTCCCCACCCCAAATGGGACGGTTTATCGAGGGGTACTTCTGTGGTTCTTAGTACTCGGACTTAGGCTTGTAGCCTTCTTCTTCGTCTTCTTCGTGTTCGGTGTCCTCTTCTGCGCAGATGTCGCAAGGAGAGCCGCAACAAGCGCACTTACATCCGTGTTCCTGCATGTCTTCCTCCTCAGTTGCTTCAACTTCCGGCTTTGAGCCCGGCTTTGACTGCGCCAATTTAGCAATTGCGCTGAGTTTGATGAACTTATCCATTAGAGTAACCCTCCGTCTTGTGCTCCTGGCATAGGTGAACCGCCAAGATTCTGTAGTTGAGCAAGAATGTCGCTCTCATTGAAGCCTTCTGGCCCCATCCCGCCCATTTCCGGACCCATTCCAGCCATCTCCGGTGCCATTTCAGGGCCTCCAGGGGCCGTTTCAGGGCCCATTGGGGGCATTGGTGTAGGTTCGGGCTTGACGAGGATGTTATCGGGGTTCAGACCCATGTAGGAGAGCGCCTGGCGTAGGGCCGGTTCTGGGTTATACCCGAGATTTGCCAGTGTTGGGATGATTCCTTGAATCATTTCCATACCCTGACGGGCTCGAGAGGCTGGGTTGATGGCACTTGTAGAGCCACCCTCAACCTCGATAGCGAATTCACCCTCAATGTCGGTGTCAGTAACCTGCAACCAAAGCGGTGCTTCAGGTCCAGCGATACGGATAGCGCGTGAGTTATCAAGGAATTGCTGACATAAGGCAAGCATTCTTGTTGCAACCTCGCGGCAAGCCTTCTCCACATTGGAGAGTTTATCGAGAGCGCGTGTTGTAGCGGCTCCTTCTACGGCTGCAGCAGCAGTTCCTGGTACACGGTTAGCGGCACCGATGTTACCCATCTGGAAGTCGGTGATACCGAGGATGCGCTGCATGTAATCCTGCAACTTACCTTCCATCGCGTAGTTGTCAGCGGGTGTAGCAAGACGCTGTACTGGCTGCAAGACTTCGCTTAGGCTAACATTGTTAGGCAGGTCAAGTGGGATAACCTGGTCTGGCTTGTTATCCATAAGAGCCTTAGTGAGTTCTGGAGTAACAACCTTCTTGTTGATGAAGTACTTGTTACCGACTCTCTTGAGGTCGTTGAGTTCTGCGTGCATGATTTCGTTTACCATCAACTGCACACCGGCAATGTTCTCAAGGTCGCCGAATGCCCAGATGCTGTTACCGCCATCTGAGAAGTTGCGCATGTGAACGAATGGTGGATAGCGGTGGTCGTAAGGAATTGGACCCTCGAACAACGCGGTCTCTGAATCCATCTGGAATACGCAAAGGGTGCGAGCCTTCATGTCATAGAACTCATAAACAGTGGCGTGTGTAAACGCTTCTGGTAGAGCCTCTTCTTGCTGCTCATAGTTCTGATAGGTTGAAGGGTCTGTATACGAAGTATCTGCCTTCAGGTCCTCAACAGCCTTCTTGTCAAACAAGGGGTTGTTCCGGATTTCCTCCAGTGGAATACGCATACGCTGGCTTACCCAACGAGCGTTGTTCATACGACGCGAGTTAGCCGGTAGGAGAATGTCATAAGGCGAAACATACTCAAGGTATGGCTCGTCAAGTTCTGTGAGTTGCTGTGTTACTGAAACCGATTCCACAATCTGGTTGATGGTGTTATCATCCAGCGGAACTCCGGTTTCCAGTGCGATTTCCTGTGCAGCGGTGATTAGGTCTGCGGCTTCGAGTGACACTGAGTCTGCAGTGCGGTCGATGGTTGCTTCTGAATAAGCCCAGCCTGTCTTACCAAAACCGTTACCGAGGATAACCATGTCTTGAGTCATGTCGCGTAGTGTCGATGTAGCATCAGTACGCTTCCAGAAATAATCAAGAACCGAGTTGGCAATCTTAGCGTTACGCTCTACAACTGCAACATCTCCGCCAACTGGTGTAACAACAAACTTAGGGTCACGCTGTACGACAGAGTTGATAATCATCGTAAGGTGTGGCAGTACCATGTTTACGGTACGCAGGAATGAGCCCGGTACGGGGAACGGAAGGATGCGGTTGAGGTCAAGCATCGTCAGTTCGCGCTGGGCGCCTGTACGATACAGTGACTCGAGCATTCGCCAGTGCACATGCACAGGTTCCATCCGACGCAGGGCATCGCGAATAGCGGCTTGCTTATCCTTCAGACTATAGCCGCTCTTGTAATTATCTGCCATCGTTACCTCTCATCGTATGAAATCAGACCCTATCTGGAAAGCCTCCCACTGCTGTAGTTGAACTTCCTCCATCTCGACTATTGCACGCTCTCGTGCCTCACGGATGGACTTCAAACTTATTCGACCAGTGGGCTTCCAAGTATTGTCCTCAATAGTAGCCGGGGCTGGGGAGGCCAGGTGGTATTCTTCCACCAAAATCCATAGCCCGATGGCTAAAGACATGACCAAGTCGTCGTGACAGCCGGTATCTGCCGCGTAGCGGACGCTTCCGCTGGCAGTCTCCTGCATAACGAACTGCCCGAGTTCCTGTCTCAATAGTGGGTAGATACCCTCCATACGGCATTCACCCTCTACGAAGACCAGGTACTGGGCAAGCCGGTCAATTGTGGATTTGCGCCGGTCCTGGGTCATCGGGAACTCAAACATTCGGGTCTTGTTCTTTGTCTTAGTTCCTGACATTTGGTGCATGTAGGCGTTTGGGTAGTTCAAATGCTTATGAAGTTCATTGATTGGCAGGGAACCCTGAGCACCCTGGTTTTCAACAGCAAGTAGGGCGGCCCACTGCCGTCCCTTGAAGTATCGGCCCATCTTGTCGAGGTCAGCCGCAAACTCTGTCGGGGGTGTGGTGTTACTGTGGTAGTAGCCAACAATCTGAATACGCTCATTCTCGTCATAAGTTAGAATCTGAGCGGTTGAGTAGTCCTTGCCAACACCAGAGGCAGGGTCAGCGCCAATTACATAAAAGGCGTTGTCATCTGCATCCAGGGTAGATAAGCGCAGAGGACCGTTCTCGTCGTGAACGAATTCAATAACATCATCATTCTGCCAATGGAAGTTTCCTCTAAAGGTCATCTCAGCAAAGTTAGTCTCAGCAGGCAGCCCCATGAAGCGAGGACGGCCAGACTCACGGAAAGCCTCTTCTTCGTCTCGCGGATACTCTTGGAAGAAGCGCCACGGTTGGTCAGCAAACTCACGACGCTTTAGGTCGTACTTACTTTGACACGGCGTACGCACACCCTTAGAACCTGAGCACCAACCACACTCGGCAGTACACTGCATAAACGGCGATACATTCCACGGCTTGAAGAACGCAACGAATTGAGAGTCACCACGACGGGCTCCACGGAAAGTCTTAGCAAAGCGGTTGTAGTTACCACGAGAAGTCGAGATAATCAACATCGAACCACCAGCATCCGTAGTAGGAAGCAGGGTACGGAACACATCCTCTTGACGGGTTGCAGGCTCTACAAGACCCGCCTCGTCCAGGATAACAAGGGTTGCGGTTTCACCAGCGAACACAGACTCTACTGCCGCTGCTGACTTGAGTTTGGAAATCATACCATCGTTGAACTGGAATGAAAGACCGTCCGTAGAATCCGCAATCAGTTTCGGTGCCCGTTCCTTCATCCATAGCGGGAGGAACTGGTAAGCAAGACGGGCCTGGGCCAGGTTCTTGTTAGCGGACTTCTGGGTCTGGGAAACAACCAGGATGGTTGCACCGGGACGGAAGAAGGCGAGCCAGATGGCGTGAGCCATAGCGAGCGTGGTGTAACCCAACTGACGGGCTTTTAGGGCAATAACAAAACGGTTTGACTTGAAGAGGTCGAGTAACTCCTCCTGGTAGTCAAACAGGTCAAACCTTACACGGCCTCGCGGGTCAGACTCGGAGGGGATGAAAACATAGTTACGGAGGAAGTAATCCTCATCGGTGGCACAGCGACGCCACTCAAGTTCCACCCTGAGGCGGTTGAGTTCTATCTGCTTGCGGTGTTCTTTACTCGTCGCCATTGTCATCACCCTTTATCTTCACAAGGTTATGCCAGACGGCACATACTTCCTGACTGTTAGAATCTTCTCCAAGACGCACTAAACGCCCGCCACAGAAGCAAACGATGTAGGTCTGGTCTTCCGGGTCATACTCATCGCCGTCGTCCGGCGTATGGCCAAAGAAAGCCCGCATGTGGTGCTTCCACGAACTGCGGTTCTCTTCCTCAAAGACATGCACGATTTGTAGCATTAGGCCCCCACGGGTTCAGAGACCGTCCAGCCAAGTTCCCGCAAAGCCCCCGCCAGAACCTCCGGTTCGACCGCTGCCGCGGCCCGTGCCACCAGTTCGGGCAACTCCAGGTTGGAGAAGTCGGATGCTCGGGCAGCCTGTTCCTCGTCCAGCCAGGACTTGCCATAAAGTTTCATGAAGAGTTCCTGGGCCTTCAGGTTGCCCTGCTTGGCCGACTCTACTAACTTGGAGCGGACAATGCGATAGTCGCGCTCATCAGCGTCCATCTCGATTTCGTCGTTATCGCCATACACGACAGCCGCACCAGTCTTAGCCGCCATCGACTCCGTAAGTCTCCGTTGCCGTTCTTGAAACTCTGGCTTGGCCTTCCAACGACGCATAGTACGCGAGTCGCTATAGCCGTGAGTCTTGGCCCATTCGTCCTCTGTGCTAACTGCGCCACGCTCATGCTCTGGGGTAGCGAGCCACATGATGTACTCGTCCCATTGGGTATTGTGCTGTGACATAAAGTTATCTCCTACGGTGGGCAAACATAATTTGGCATTCTGACAGGTGCTGGTGGAGCGGTGCGTACTTTGAAGTACATAGGTCAGAAGTTCTATCGTATCTGGCTATCCCGTATGACTCCGCCCCCTCAGGGGCTCCGTCATCCGGATAACCGGATTTCCGGCCTTTACTATAAGCCGGTCGTGGGGAGGTTTTACTCCCCGGTTTGTCCCGGCTGCCGGTAGACCGGTAAGTCTTACTGTTCCGCCCAGCAACACCCAATTTGAGCCACGCCCGGTTGCGGACTTTTGCCCCCCGCCTGGACCGGTTGAATGTCCGGTGAATGTCCGGCCTGGAGCGGGTTTCGGACAGGTGCGGGCTTCTATCGGACACGGTTGCGGACTTAGGCGGACAATTGGGGGTGCAGAAAGAATTTACATGATTGTAACATTTAGTGTCACTGTTGCGGCGTTAGCCCGGTCCCAAATGCATGAAAAAATACCGTTATCGTAGTAAAGGGGTTACTGGCCCCCCGTCACGGGGGAACCCCGGGGCCCCCACCGGGCTTCGTCCTGCACATCCCGTTGCATCCTGTTGTCCTGTCTTATGTCGGGAGGGGCGGGTCGGGAGGGACGGGACGGCGGGGACCGGGGACCGGACACAACCGGGGACCGGGGCTGGACCGGACCGGGAAGGGGACGGGGAATCGGGAAGGGGCCCGGTGCGTTCTAACGCCCCCCGCACCCGTGCCGCCCAACCGGACCCAATCGGGACCCATCCGTTCACAGGAAACTCACAGGAACTGTTCACCTGTTGTTCATCTTCACTCACTTGCATTCGTGTCACCCGCCCTCACAGTGTAAGGCAGCAAGCGTGAGAATCACCAAATCGGGATTCACAACAACTGCACAACGGACCCCCCGGGCAGCACCCGGTGGGACCCGGCACAAGTAAGGAAGACGACATCGGGGCACGCCCGGTGCGGACATCAGAAGGAGAACGAGAATGACATCAGCAATCAAGGCCTCATCACTGGCCGACACAACCGCCGCGCTGCAACGCGCCGCCGACATCATCACGGAGAAGGTGCCGGGCACTCCCCGCGTCACAATCGTGATTCAGCGTCTCAACGGAGATGCGCGTCGTAAGTCAGAGAAGTACGGGCACACAACCGTCCGTAAGGTATGGACCGACACGGCAACTGGCACCGATTCGTACGAAGTGGCGTTGGCTGCGGAGTACATCAACCGCCCAACGGCGGAAGTATTCGGAACGCTGCTGCACGAGATGGCCCACGCGTACAATCTCGCCAACGGAATCGTAGACTGCGACACCAACGGCCGCCACAACAAGAAGTTCAAGGAGACGGCCGAAGAGAAGTTCGGACTCATCATCACAGAGGCCCGGGCAATCGGATGGAGCAGCACAGAGTGCCCAGACTCAACCGTCAAGAAGTTCGCTGGCGCGTTCACCCACACGGTCAAGAGCCAACGATTCAAGGCCGCCGCACCCGGCACCGGGTCAGCAGCCCCGAAGGGCCGCAACCGCAACCTGCCCGTCGCGACCTGCGGATGCGGGAACAAGGTCCGGACATCGGCCGCGGTGCTGGCAATCGGAATCACCTGCAACGGATGCGGAGAAGAATACACGCTGGCATAAGACAGCAGCCCCGTCGGAGGACGGTCAGCCGGAGCGACACCGGCACGGGGCACAATCGGGAGCACATCCCGAGGACCGACAACGGACACACCGTTGCGGACATAAGACAGAAGGAGTACGACCTATGAGCACCACAATCGCCACATCAGCAGAGGACACCCTGCGACTGGCATTCCGCACCGCCGGGCTGGCATTCACCCGGAGCATCAAGCACACCGGCTGGGTAGCCGACCGGTATGACCGCATCGACGCATTCGCGAAGGGCCGCCCGTGGGTAGCCGCGTATGAGGATGAGTGGGAAGCATTCACCGGGGACGACCGCCGCGGCGGATTCTACTACGACACCGACTGGCGTCACCCGGAGACCGGTGAGGACCTGCCAACTTGGTTGAGCAACGCACTGTGGGATTACAAGACCCCCCTCGGTTCGGCCAACATCAACGGCCCGCGACTCACCGCCTACATCAAGCGCCCGGGAACCTGGCTCGTCATCGAACAGGAGAACTACGATGCATAAGACAGAAGTTGACAACATCCACGCACTGCACCGTCGCTGGACGAAGTACCGTGACGCGGATGCGAAGGCCGAACTCGATGCAATCGCCAACGGAGAAGGACACGCGTTCATCACCGCGGCACTGGCAACCTACCAGGAATTCCCGGACTGGGACGACCAAGACACCCGCATCCGGGAGAACCTGACCGAATACTACAACAACCCGGATGCGTTCGACGCCGCGGAATTGTGGGAGATGTTCGAAGACCGAGACCCTGCGGAGTTCCTATGAGCACTGCGTCTTATGACAAGGCACTCGGAAGAGTGGTGGCCTGCCGCATCAAGCAGCGGCGGGCAACTACCCCCAACGAACAGTACCGCGCCAATGGCGCACTGGATGCAGCAACACGGGCCGCAATGACGGAGTGGTTCAAGACTACACCGGGAGTACAGGCCCGGGTCCGGTACAGCACCTGCCCCAACATCCTGCAAGCAGAAGCAGTGGCCGCCGTCATCGCTGACGCACGAGCAAAGGAGAGACTGACATAAGACATAAACAACAACCGCACAACTGGTACCGTGCGGGTTCGGTAGGTACACCGGACAATAGGTAGCAGAGTCCGACAAGCAGAGACCCGGGTGCGACTCCCGGGCGGACACGGAGACGGACAGTCCGTCGCCAACACTAACAAGAAGGAGTTCGACAAATGAGTGATTCACTCGTAGCAGCACGCGCAACACGCGCACTCAATCAAGCAGTATCAATGAAGTGGTTCGATGCAGCACCTCGTGTGCAGCACTGGTCACTGACAATCACATCCGCATACCACGCGTACATCGCTGGCAACCCTACAACACTGGTGGAGTTCCCGGAAGATGCAAC